GTAGAAGCGATTGCGCGTGTAAAGTCTTTAGAACGCTCTAGGGCATCCATTACCTCGCTAGATACATACATGACAAGGTTTGATGCTCCATATTTACGCATTGGCAAAATAGCCGCTTTCAAAATTCCATAGACATTCTCTGGCGTAATGCTATCCTCTTGCTTGAAATGACTACCATTGATGGCAGTTGTTGCAATTTTAGAAAAACGGTAAGCATCAACTTCTGGTGTTGCATGTTCTGAAATGAATGTATTTGAGATGTTAGCAGCTGAAAGCTCTTGGTTTGTTTCGTCAACATCTGCTGTATCAACAAAAAACTCAACATCTCGGTCAAATCCAAGAGTATAAACGTTTTTATCGTTTGATACTGTACCTGAGTTGTAACCCTTAGAGCGTGTATGTGCCTTATATCCTGTTACAGAGATTGTTGGCAATTCAAATGACTTTGCACCGAGCCAATTTACTTTTGGCGTTTCAAGAATGGCAGTCAATGAGCCTTGCATAAGGCGTTTTTCAAACTGCCCCTCATGTTTTGTGATGTAATTGATTGACATCTACTATTCCTCCTTTTTATTCTGTTAGCCCTAATGCCTGTGCAAAGGCATCTGGTGCTGGGTCTGTTGCTGTGGGATTTCCAAACGCAACGATATTTGGGTTAGGCTTGCCATCTTCTTCTGCTTTAAAAAGATATGGATCACTTTCCTTTAGACCATTGAGGATGTCATCTAGTTTAGGTTTGCCACTTTCATCTAGTTCAATGGCATCAACATCAATAAACTTCATCAAGGTTGATGGATTGTGTGCGGTGGTATCTTTCAAAGCAAGGTTGATAGCATTCACCTTATTTGTTTTTGCCAGTTCATCCGCAGCCTCTTGTTTATACTTGTCATAATCTGCTTGCAATTTATCAATCGCCTCTTTTTGTTCAGCGCTGATACTTTCAAGCGATTTCAAGTGTTCAACTTGCTCCTCTGCTTTTTGCAACTGGGATTTGAGACTATCTCGCTCTTGTGTGATAGTTTCCAAGGCTGATTTGTCCTCGTTGAGCTCTTTTCCTCGCAAGGCAAAGACTGATTTAGCCTGTTCCTCTGTCAATCCAAGTTTGAGTAGTTCCTCTGTTGTAAATGCCATTTGTACCTCCTTAGTTCTTTTTAGGTGGACAACTCCCACCGAAAAGCAAAATATTATTTACTACTTAAGTTTACTTTGGATGGAATGGGATTTTTTACGGTTTTAGGCACAAAAAAAGGCAACAAAAAACACCTAGATTTTTCTAGGTGTTTCACACATTAGTATTGTGAATTGGTTCGTAATTTGCCAATCATATCGGATAGAAAAATACCAAATTTATTTTCGTAACCTATTTCTTGATTGAGATCATCTAATTCCTCATCAAAAAGATCGATTTCACTGTCAGAGTATTCTTTATCATACTCCCATTTTGTCAAGTGCTTTTTAATTTGTCCAAACTCTACACTCGAAAATACATCACTTAGTTTCATTTTTGTAAACTCCATATTTTTTCCTGATATTTCTACGTGTTGGATTAGTTGAAATAACGTTTCCAGTATCAGGATTAACAACTACTGTTGAGACAGCTCCCCTATACTGTTTAGATGGATGACCATCACTGTCATATTTAATTGCCGTTATCTCTAATGGATTAATCATAGCATCTGTTAAGCTCTCAACTGTTCCACCACGCTGTATAGCTCTTTCAGCAACATGCATGGATATACCATTGACACTTAGGTTATCCACTGTTTTCACTCCAATTATACCATCTTTTAACTCCCTACGCTTAACTAAAATAGCTTTTTCTGCCTCTAACTTGGTTTTAATTTTATTATATGATGATGGTGTTGAGAATAATCTTTCTCTAGTATAATCACGCCCCAGAAAATCATGCTGATCTACTAGATTTTTGATTTTACCTTGCAAGTTCCGTAGTTTCAAACGCTCCATGATGATAAGGTCATCATCTCCAAGTTGGTTAGCAATGTGTAGGCGCTCTTTTTGATTTCTGATTGCACGTTCAAGTGCTCTTTGTTTAGCCTCGGTGCGTGCATTTTCTTCCGCTTGCTCTGGCGTGAGGTCTTTCATATAGTCTGGCAAGTCTGGTATTTCATTTACTCCTACGATAAAAGGCGTGAGATAATGACCGCAATGGACACCTAGACATCCTCCAGCAGTACCAAAACCATAATCTAGCAAACTATGAATAGTAAGGCCGTTTATTGTTCTGCTTTGACCTTTAGTGACTATTTTACCTTGTAATGGAGCGCATGCAGCTCTAGCAGACGACTTGATAGAGTAGTAAAAAGTATCTATCCCTAATTCCTCTGCAGGTCTCGTACGCATATCATTGTAAACCCTGTAAGTTGTCGTTTTAATGATTGCTCTGGCATAGCTATCTGCTCGCCATTCTCTCCCTGCGCTGTCAGTAAATCCAGTAAAGCCCTTTTTTTGCCAGCTCATGATAGTATCATTTAACGCCCTATCACTCGTTGTAGTCCCTGATACCACTTGTGCTACTGTCTGCTCTACAACCGATTTGAAAACAGCCTGTATGCTTGCTGGTAATGTTGAATTGATAAGATTAAGGTCACTTATAGCTTGTTGAGTATAAGACTCAAGAGCATCGATTACACCATTTCTAACTTTGCCACTAGATTCCCTTTTCAAATCTTCCTCTAGTTGCTCCTTTGTGTCCTTATAGACCTTTAATCCCTCGTTAGCAATGACTTCTCTCAAAAGACTTTCAGCAATTCCTGTACGTTCAACAATAATCTTTAAGTTCTCCTCATTCAGCATGTACATATCGTTGAGCTTTTCCAGTTGCCATATATACGGATTTTTTGCAAGGTCAGCATTGCCACGCTCTTTAAGTCGTTTTATCATGCTATCAAACAACTCAATTTGCATTTTAGAGTAAATATCACTTACGCCCTGCATGTGCAAAGAAAATCGCTGATCATTTAGAGTTGGCATTTTGCGTTTATCAGTCATTTTCAACTCCTTATGTGTCGTTTATTGTAATTTATAGCAGTTTATAGCTCTCCCTCTTCTGCTTTCTTCTTCGTTTTTCCGTACAGAGCCAGCTCTGCATCGCTCTCTGGTGGCAACTCTCCATTGATTTCAGCAAGTTCTTTCTCTGCCTCTTCATTTGTGATGTTGAGCACTTTGGCAATACCTCTTTTCTGTGTTGCAAAGCCAGCTGCTACCATCTTCATCCAGTAATCAAGCTCTGCATGTCGGTCAGTAAATACACCATCATCCAAATTAACTGAAATATAATCAAGTTCTGGAATTTCTCCGCTGTAAACCCCTACTGCTTTACCAAGTTCACACATTGAAACACAAAGCTCTTTGATAGCTTGCTCAACAAGTGCAACAATGCTATTTCGCATTTGGTAGGTGTCTGAGTTCTCACTTACAATTTCCGTTGCTGTCTTGACCCCTTGCCCATCAAAGGTAAACGTGCCACTAGATACACCTATTTGCATTTCAAATAGTTTAAGCCCCTCTGAAATAGCTGAAATATAATCAGATGAGCGGATAGGAGTTGTGAGGTCAATAATACTCCCACTATCCATGTTTCCTGTTCCTACTTGCATGTAAACATTTTGGTCAGTATCAAAGCGACGTTTAAAAGTAAAGTTCCCTTGAGTATCTTGCACTTGTAATTGTGTCAACTGCTCAGGCACAATCACGCGCCTTTGACCCATCTTAATTTCCCACATAAATTCATCGTACGTACGATTGATAAAATCAATAGTGGTCTTGGCGTTATCAAAGATAGATAAACCAAGAGGGCTGTTGATATCTTTGTTATTCATCCCTGGCGTCTTGAGATAAACAAATAATGGGCGTGACAAACCTTGTATTGTTGTTACTGGTTGCAAGTCAGGATATAGCTCACTCAAATTCACACGATCCCCAAGCGTACTATCTGATGTTGATTTGTAAAGCTCATTTGTAATACGATATATATTTTTATCTTTGGTACTCCCTACCTCTTGACCATCTTGAGTTACCCACTCATGAAACTCAACTAACGTGTAATATACATTCTTTTTACTCTCTGACTTAATTGTCTTTGTGAGGATTGCAGCGCTTGATACATCCTGTGTATTGCTTTGCAATGGCAGAAATACTGGCGCTTGAATAAATGCCACACGGATTTTATCGCCATCGACGTAAGGGCGCATAGCAAGCCCACCAAGTGCTAATGCACTCTCTAAATACCTCTCAAAGTTTTTGTTAAAGCGATCATTGCCTAGCATATCATCGAGAAATTTATTTAATGTATCATCCTCTGCTGTAATTTCTGCTTGCTCGTTATATACAAGGCTAGCAATCTTTTTGGCTGCAGTTCGTGCAATCGGCAAGTGTTGCATCTTTCTACGCTTTCTGTCGCCATCGGTGTTGATGTACTCCACATCATCAAATTTAGATTGATAGTAAGCTAGATTAAGCTGTATCCTATTAAATTCGGATTGTGTTACAGCTACCTTTGGGTGCTCCAAGATACTGTTTAGGTTTGATGTTTCCATATTATACCTCCCACGGTTGAAAAAGTCTTTTACTTTTTGAATTAAGTTCATTGTTGCCCTCCTTATGAATTACCAACACGCAAACCAAGTATCTTAGAATTGTCTAATATAAAATACTGGGCAACATCGCATGTATGGTCATCATCTTTGATGACATTTGGGCTATCAGACTGCAGTGTCTTTTCATCCCACCTGTACATCTTATGTTCTTCAATAAATACCTTGTTATTCTCTGTATCAAGGTAATAAAATCGACCTTGTGCTAATAGTGATTGGAATGTATCAATCATTGTCACTTTCTTCAATTTAGCCACCGGATGCCATCTAATACTAAAATCAAGATACATCTGGTTTCTCAATGCTCCCTCTGCGCTATCAATCGTATATTGCAAGATAGGTACTCTGTACTTGCTGATAACCGATTGTATAAAGCCGTTGATGTCCTGTGATAGTTGGCTAGGTGCTTTCTTTATCACTTGGCCAGCTGGCGAGTAATACCAAGTATCAAGTAAGATAACCTTACCTTTAGCAGTTATCCCAAAAGCACAACATGCAGTAGCTGACTGCTGATGCCCACCGTCCAATGCAAAAGATATACCTATCAGCCTATCATCACTAGGCAAAGCATCTAACGGGTGAAATGTACTCATGTTATAGATATTATTCCCTAAACCAACTGACTCACCTAGATAGACATACCTGTAATAATCATAGTCATTCTTTTTTATACGCTCGATATCAGCTAACATCTGATCATTTACAAATCCTAACTCATCATCAAGATAAGTACTAGAATGGCATAAGTAATTATCTTGCGTATTCATTTCCTCATACCACTCATTTATCCAACTGTACGGATTGATAGGAGGGTTGTATGACCAAAAGATTTTAACAAATTGAGCGCGTGGATGTTTTTGGCGCATAAATGTAATGTTGGTCTGGTCAAATTCTTCTGCGCTTGAAAATTCAGCGGCCTCTTCATACCAAACCGCAATAATATTCCCAATGTTGTTTGATTTCAACTTTTGGTAGTCATCGAGGCCGTAAAAATAAAATGTTGAGCCTGTCTTTTTGTGACTTATCTTAAATGGGCTGACTGTCATCTTAAAGCGACTGGTTAGGCCAAATAACGATAGCCCCCATTGGATTTGATTGTACACACTATCACGGATTGTATTAGCTACTTTACGGATAATGACAATATTGGCAGTTTCACCCCTTATGATGTACCAAGTCATCATAACAATCAGCTTTAAGGTAATAACTGATGATTTGAATGAGTTTCGCCCACCTTTCAAAATGTTGTAAGGCTTCTTGGATTTCCAAACACTCTTGAAATGAGGATTGACATTTTTTTGAATATCAATTATCTTCATCGTCACCCTCCCAACTATCAATAATTGTGATGGTGTCATCTTCCATTTGTGTATCTATCAACTGTGATTTTAATTTCTCAATCTCAAGCTCTAGTTTTTCAGATTGTTTAGCTGTTGGATATCGTTTCAAGATTTCAGTAATAGCTTTAATAACTGTCGCATTATCTGCTTTTTTGATATGTCTCTCTACTTTTCCTGTTGTTGGATTAAGTATCAAAACCTCCTCATCTCGTTTACCTCTAGCGATTTCAGAAAGGATATAGAGCGCCTCTGTCGCATCCATGATGTTTGACTTGTGCAGCTCTTGCATCTGCTTGTTTATGTAC